GTCTTCACAAAGATCAATTCGTAAGAAAGATCGAGGTAAAGCTCGTGATGAAAAGTACGCAACAGCCGAGGGTCAAAGCTTGGTTGTACCTATTGTTACGACTTGTGCCGTGATTGGTATTGTTTCTGCTCTGCTCATGTTTCTCCATCGTTGTTTCGATAGAGTGGCGCGAATTTTAGAACAGAATTTTGAAAGATTTTGTGCGTTGTTTGACAGGCGTGCTGCACAGATTAGTGATCCTGTATCTCGCATTTTGAATGATGCTATTCCTGACGCTACTGTATTTGCTGAACCCATTCAGCGGACATGGAATATGCTTCTTCGAGCTCCTCAGACTGCTGCCAGTTTTTACATCGTTGCAGTGGAGACCGCTTTTGGTACACCGCGGAGTGCGCTTTCAGCACTCTCAGTGTTCATAGCAAATATTCACACTGCTGCCCCTCTGCCAACTGCTCTTCTCTACACCGCTGGTGTTGTTGCAAAAGGTAGTTCTAGAAGAAATCGTGAAGATGTGAATCGTGCCCAATCATTGAGTACAATGGTTGAGTCTGTAACTGGATTGTTTCCTTCTATGAAGGAGTTCAATACTACTGCGATGTTCTTGCGGAACGTGAACTCGACTGCAAAAATGTTACAAACAGTTGTGACATCATGTTGCAAATCTGCGTTTGGGATTGATCCGTTTGATCCTACTTACGCACCGATGCACGCTGCAGTTGTGCAAACATTGGAAGAGATTGATAAGGATTTCAACACATTCAGGAATCGTTCATGGAAATCTGATGCTGACCGTCGTACTTTTCGTAAATGGACTAGCGTTCTTCAAAAAGCAACTTTCTTGAAGGATATGTTCCCCGTAACTGTTATGCGCAAAGTGACCATTTTTAGTGGTAAATTGTTTGCTGAACAAAATGCAGTTGCGCGTGCAGATGCTGGAATGTACACTGCAAGACCTGTTGTGATTGGTTTACATGGTCAAGCGGGTTTGGGAAAGACAACAATACTTAAATGTATCACCCAACTCGTTGGCCGCGCTCTACATTTCACACCAAATGCAAATATCACATTTACCAAACCTTTGGAGTCTGATTATTGGGATGGCTACGTCCCAGTATTGAATACTGAAGACGGTTTGGAAGGTACGATAGCTGCGAATTTTGATGATTTCCTTCAATCGAATGATGTGAATGGTAGACGAAAAGATGTTTTAGAATTGATGAGAATGGCGAATGCGGAGTTACGAGCTCTCAATATGTCTGCTGTTGAAGACAAGAAAGATTATTACTTCAATTCTCCATTGATGACTTATTCCACGAACATGATGACGTTGCCTAATCACGAACACATGGGCATCATTTCGAGAGAAGCATTCACACGTCGTGTGGACTTGATGTTAGAGATGACTCGCTCATGCAATGATGGAACCACAACGTTATGGAACAAGAAGTGTTTCAGGGCACTTGCAGATAGTCCTACTCTTAATGTGCGCGAAGGTGATACTCTCACCGCACGTGAAGTGTATGAGCTGACAATGGCGTGCCATTCCATACACCGAGATGCTAGTACGAACATGAGTAATGAGCGTGTTTTTGCTAGTTTTGATAGTGTTGTGGAAGACGAGTACTCTGACATGGAATCATCAGTTCCCGACGAGGAAGAAGAAGTTGTTGTCAAGCGAAAACCTATCCATCGTGATCGTACGTGGTCCTCTAGGAAAGTTAGATTCCCTCGCACGCTTTCACGTGTTGGAAAAGTTCAATCGACATCCGCAGCATCCAAAACCGTTAAATTGGAGGAGGAATGCAATAAAACAGTTGAAGAAGGTTCAGATGAAGAATCTACGGATGCGCGAGTTTTCATGGCGAACTTACCCACAGCTCAAAGTGATGACCCTGAACCCATCAACATGCCTGAGATGCCCATGTTGTCGCCGCCGCAAGTGGCATTCGAACGAGAACAAGCTCGTGTTTATTTGGCTTCGATTAATGCTGACACGAACTCTCTAACGGAAACTTTTATGTCCTACTTGCGTACGCCAGAAGGACAGACTGTTGTTGTTTTGATACTTGTTGCAGCACTCGCAGCCATCCTTTACAAGTTGAAGAAAGGATTTGGTAGTTCTCCTTCTTGGGAGGACGGCGAGCCCCAATCCGATCTCACGCGTGTTCAGCGTGTTCGACAACGCCCACAAATCCGTGCGAGAAATGTGACTCGAATCAACAAACTGAACAAAGCTCAAGCTCTTTTCGATTCAACGAAAACTCACAATTCAATTATGAAACTGAAGAAGTTATGTGCTTCTCTTATTTTCGCGACTGGGAAGAGTGAGTCTGTGACTCGAGGTGTGGTTGTGGGTAAAGGCAGATTTCTTGTCGCTGCTCATTCCATACCTGACATGTTTGAGGTGGTTGAAATTTCTTCGAGCCTTGGTTCAGAAACAATTTCTTCTTCCGATACTATGGTCGAACTTTTTGGTTCGGACCTTGCAATTGTGGATGTGGGTCCACAAGGTTTTAATACACCATTTAGTTTGAGGAAGTATATGGTTGAAGAAGCACCACCTGAAGGTAGCGAGATGTACCTGTTGACAGATGCTGGGAACACCATTTTAGCCCGCAACTCGCATGTGGGTCATGTTCCACACTTGAAGTACACCACACCCACTGGTGTAATCAAGACAGATAATGGTTTCTCGTACAACATAGATACTGCTCCTGGTGACTGTGGATCGATTGTGTTAGCAAGTGTTAACGGCCATTATCGCTTTGTCGGTATTCATGTGGCTGGGAATACTCACCATAGCATGGGTTATGCGGAATTTATTCCTCAAAGCTCTTCAGAATTTTTTGATGAGATTTTCACAGTTGACGACTTGTTAGACGAAAATAGAGGCGAGGCTCTTCTCAGGAATTTAGATCGCGTAGGTGAAACCCCAAGTGTGTACCCATACAACAGGATCAACCAACGCACAGCCCTGAAAGTCTCCCCAATGTTTGGACTCTTTGGGAAACCAACAAAAAGACCCGCTCGTCTAACTGGACCCGGACCTAATGGTACAGTTTTGGAGTCAGCTGCATCGAAATTGAAGTCTATTTGTCGGCAAAGTGTTCCGGTGACAAAAGTTAATGAAGCTCTTGGACGGTTAGACGCTATCTATCCTAAGATGGCGCCCTACAAGCGGTTAGATACCAAGACAGCTCTCCAGGGACAAGCGCACAACCCTATGGTGATGTCCACCTCTGGAGGACTCATGGATGGTTCCAAGAACAAATGTGATTGGTGCGACCGCGATAAAGAAGGACGATGGGTTCCTAAACCTGCTTTGGAGGAACGTGTTGAGAAACGGTTGGAGCTAGCATCCCGCGGTGTTAGAACTCTGACACTGTATGCTGCCCAACTGAAAGATGAAAAGCGTGATCTAGAACGTGTTGCTTTGGGCAAGACACGTTTGTTCTGTGCTGCACCGTTTGATTATTGTCTCGCAGTGCGAGCACTTTTCCTTCCTCTCATCACGGAACTCGAACGTTTACATGTTGAAGGACCCATCAAGGTTGGTTTGAATGTTCATAGCTACGAGTGGTCGCAGCTGTACAGATCTCTATGCAAAGCTAATCACACCTTGTTTGCTGGTGATTTCTCAAACTTTGATGGCACTATCCCTGAAGCTTTACTCCGAGCTGCTGTTCACTGGATTGTCAAACACAGCAATGTTGTAAACAAAGATGAACAGCAAATGTACACTATTCTTGCTGAAGTGATAGATTTTCGCCTTGTTGTAGGTCGACAGGTGTACAGATGTATTGGTAACCCTTCTGGTAATCCATTGACCACTGTTCTGAACTGTATTGTGAACTTTATAGTGATGTATGTCGCTGTAGACACAGTTCGAGAACAGTATGATTTGGACTTTGATATGGATGATGTCACCATTGCGACCTATGGTGATGACAATATTGTCAGTGTTCCTTGTAAGAATTTTCCTGTACACTGCTTGCCAGATGTCGTCAAACATCTTTTTGGTATGACGTACACAAACGCAGACAAAGGAGAAGAATTGCGTGCTTTGCAACCATCAGAATTGACATTCTTGAGCCGTTCGTTCAGGAAAACGCCTAAACAGATGGATGCTCCCTTGCCTTTGGACACTGTCAAAGAGATTTGTTACTACACCCGTGGCAGCAAATCAGAAGTTGCTGCAAATATGGTGAGTGCTTTGCAGTCTACTTTGCTGGAACTTACACACTTCCCCAAAGAAGTGTATGATGAATGTCTTGATACGATGTATTCTCACCCTTACTTCAAGAACATCGCACGATTCGTCAAACCACGCCTTTATGGCGATGCGAAAGCGTTACGCTATGGTCAACAAGTTGTTGAGATTGTTGGTCAGTGTTGTGTACGCCCCGTGGTTGGTCAACCCTCCTCGTCTGCCCGTAATTTACCCGGTGCAGCCTGGCCAGCAGGCCCCTTTATACACAAAACTGAACAACGAACAACAGCTGCCGACTTCATGCGAACCATGAAGAGGTGGGACCCCAACGGCGATGACAATGGTAATCAAGATAAAGCCGATATTGCGTCCGAAGAGAGTACAGCTCAAGCTCCCAAACAGGACTCACAAGCAATACGAACGACGATTGAGCACAAGGAACCCACACAACAGTTGACACAGAACACGATGTTTGATGCAAATGTGGGTATCGAAGGAACAGTCAACAAAGCGACCTACTCAAAGTACCATGCAACTCTACCAACCGAAGAGTACAAGATGAGTGGCATCATCGATCGTTCTTATCGAGTGGCACAAATTGAGTGGAACACTGACCATACACCAGACACTGTCCTCTGGGATGCCAATTTCCCAGACGTTTTGCTTAACCAAGCAAGCGTCATTGACCGTTTTAATGGGTCAAAATTTGGGCGTTTTGGAGTCGAGCTCACAGTGCAAGTCAATTCTCAGTTTTTCTGCTCTGGATTGTGTGTCCTGGTGAACAAACCTGTTCCTTCTTATGTGGAAGATTCAATTCCAAACTCTGCAATTCAAGCATGTGGTTGGAAAAATGCAACTATTAGCGCAGCTGCCAAAGAGTCTGTCGTAATGCATCTCCCGTTCATTTGGCCTTCAAATGTTATGGACGTGGAGCAAATGCTTCTAGACAAAAAGAATGCTGTCGCAACAGGACTGCACAAAGAATTACACCATGTTCGCCTTATGGTGTTGGTTCCCTTGCGCACGAGTAACGAAGTGACACCATCATCCATTAGGTTGAATATCTGGGCTAAACTTGTAGATCTTTCTTTGTATGCACCCAACCCCATGATTTCACTACCTGCTCTTGTGAAACCACCGATTTCTGAGACTTACCCAACAGAGTGGTACCATCGTGCTCGTCTTAAACAAGTGCGCGATGAAAAGAAGAAAGTGGATAAGATTGTTGGACAGTCTTTTCTATCTGAACTTGTTCCTGGAGTTGTTGGAGCCCTTACAAACAACCTTCTGTCCACACCACACAAGGAAGCAAAGAAAGTGCAGAAGACAGGAGACGACACAGGTCTCTCGGAAGGAGAGGACAAACCACCTGATTTCTCACTTATTAGCATGGCAGGTGGTCTCGTCCACCGTGTGCGACACAAGTGGGGTTTCCAGAAACCAACGAGCATAGCTGCAGAGCAACGATGCACATTATCCTACGACGGTGGTATGTCCAAGAACTCTGGCGTGGATTTTGTTGAGAATGTCATGCCCACTAAAGTGTCCTATGTTTCGAGTGATCCTAGTTTTGCTGGTGAGAATGAGCCCGAAGATGACCTGCGTCACATAACTGGCACACCTAGTGTGCTAGGAGTGTACGATTTGCAAGTTGGAGAAAGTTTCGACTTTCCTGTCAACCCACACTACGTTCGCGTGGAGAGTGGGAAGATTCACCCAACAATTCTCTCTCACACAGCTCGAGC